AGGTAAATTGATATGAAATCTGAAAACATCCAATCAAACACTAGCGCTCCTACTTTGGCTGGCCGTAACTTTGGCAAATTCCTGAAGGACAAGGACAAGTCCACTATCGATAGACTGCTGGAAGACGCCCAAAAGATTCACACTGTTGAGGACATCAAGCATTACTGCGATGGCGCGAAAGAGACAATGGGGAAGACTGAGGGATCTGCTAAGTCGATGGCATCTATGATGCGCACCATTCTCAAGGTTGCGACGGCCAACGATGACACGTTATGCACGTATCACAAGGTTAAGACGCCAGCCCAAGGACAGAAGGTAGTCAAGGCGCAGATTGAAAAGGGCAATACGGGGCTGGATTCACTATCCAAGGCCCTGCGCGTACCTAGCGCGCCCAAGGTAGAGGGCGAGGGCGAGGGCGAGTCAGAGGGCGATACCGGCACCAATGACACTCAAGCCATGTTGCTGGCATGGTGGGCCGCTTGTGAAAAGCTAGGACACTCAGACAAGTACGGTCTGACCACCGACGACATGCTGGCCTTCATCGCCCAGAAGGTAGCCAAGTGACTGAGCTGGCCGCAGACGGTCTAGCTCTAGCTATCGGCTTCGGTTTGATCTGGGCCTACTTAGAGATCAAATACCCTAGCTGAACCAACCCAAGCCCTGCCGCAATGGTGGGGCTTTTTTTGCCTGTTATCCTGCCTGTATCGCTCTCTCAGCGACGTTCTATTCCTACCCTATACCCTACCCTTGCTCTTGTTATCGTTGCTCACAGCGCCATACAGAGCCTCTCATTTGACTTGCTTGTTATTCCATGAGATAATATGTACATGGTGGAGATATATCTTTCTGCCATATGAGGTTAAACGCATTTAACTTTTTGGAGGTGATGCTATGCGTTGTGAAAATAAAGTAACGCAGACGTACTACCGTGACGGAGAGTTCATGCCGCGCACGATTGAAATGCGGTGTGGTTCTACTTCTGTTTATGGAAGTACGTTGGTGTGTGGTGAGTGCAAAGACAAGCACCATGATGGTTGGCCTGACTACTGTCCTCACGGTGTTCGCTATACCGAATACGACTGCGATTGTATGGCCTGCGAGCTAGGTATCGAGGTGGAGTCATGAGCAGACCTATTCATGAGATAGCACGGGACGTTAATGCTACGTGGTCGAAGGTGTCACCGTATGCACAGCCATACCTTGATGCCATGCAGTACCTGACTAGCATTGACGATGACTATTACCTTGACAGTGGTAGGAGTGTGGTGCTTTACTTCCTATCGAACGCTGCCTCGTGGCGTGGTGATGATGCGAGGCGTATCAAGAAGGAGTTAAAGGAGATGTTATGAGTAGACTAACTGATGCACGGGATGCAGTGGGTGGACTAGCTAACCCAAGCAAGGTTCCGTGCAGATCCACATCAACACCAGCGGAGAGCTGTCACACTGGTTCGAAGCTGATGAAGGTGAAGGGGTCTGTGTGTGAGAACTGTTATGCTTGCAAGGGTAACTACGTTTTCCCTAATGTTAAGAAGGCGTTGCGTCGTAGACTTGATGCTCTGTCTCATCCTGATTGGGTGGAGAACATGGCGATAGCTATCAACAAAGCGCCGTACTTTAGGTGGCATGATTCGGGTGACATCCAAGGTGTGTGGCATTTGTCTAACATCGTGGAGGTAGCAAAGCGTACACCTGAGACTAAGCACTGGTTGCCTACCCGCGAAGCTAAGTATGTATCGCAGTATCGTGGTGAGATACCAGACAATCTGATTGTGCGTGTGTCTGCGGCTATGATTGATGGGCCTCCACCCAAGAGGTTCCGCTTGACTTCCACAGTACACCGAGATAGAATCCCTACTGACTCGTTCGTATGCCCCGCACCTAAGCAGGACAACAAGTGTGGTGAGTGTCGAGCGTGTTGGGATAGTGCAGTACCAAATGTAAGTTACACAAACCATTAATGTTAAACGCATTTAACTAGGAGAAGTATCATGGGTTGGAGAAGAAGTGAAATTGAAGTAACGACTACCATTGACTTGTGCGATTACGAAGATGAGATCATGGAGTACGTGGAGCCTGACAACATCAACGATGCGCTTGAAATGATGGAGCGGTGGGGGTATAGTGATGGTGACATCCTTGCTCATATGCTTGATGACATGGACAACGAGTTGTTCTTGAGTAAGGTGTCGAACATCCTCACGGTGGAGACTGCACTGCAACTGGTCAAGGATGTGTACGAGTATGGTCAGAGTATTCAGACTCGTAACATGCTTGCCAAGGAAAATCATAACAAGGAACTGCGTGAGAAAATTCAACAACTTGAGGAGAGTAACAATGAGTAAGCGAAAAGCAATACTTCAAGTAGGGTACGTAGAGTTCATCACTGATATAACGACTGCGTTGGAGTTGGAAGAAAAGTTGTGCAACATGACACAGGTGTCAGCGCGGTGGGTAGACCCAGACGTAGACGACGGTATAGTTCCTGTTGGTCTGGTGTGGGTGCCAGCATCGGTGACCCTAAAGGCGCGTGTTGAGGCCAAGCTGCTTGAGAGGAATCATTCTTTTGTTGATGATGAAGAGTGGTACGAGTCAGTGCTTGCGATGAGAGAGGGAGATAACGATGGGGACAGCTAGTATGTATGGGCATCAAGTAATTGATGTGGAGTTGGATTCTCCTTGGATGACATTGCCTGCCAAGATAGAGTTTGATCATCTTGGTGGGGAGGAGAATCTTGTTGAACTTGTATCAGTGAGAGCGTATGGTTACGACATCACAGCGTGGGTCAACACAGACTACATGCTTGATCTGGTACAGGAGTACATTGACGAAGCAGACTATCACTATAGTGATCATGGAGATGAAGTATGATTGTTGAATTTGATACAGCGTTACCTGAGTACGCACCACCACACGAGCGGCCTGTTCTTCAGAAGCTTACGGACATGTGCCTTGAGAATGACAACAGGGTGTCAGTGTGGGACGGTGAAGAACTATCTGTGCAGGGGTGTAACAACAAAGCTAACATCCTCAAGAACTTAGCGCAGACTGAGATGGATCAGCTTGAAGTATTCGACAAGGGTGGTAACTACCTTGGGTTCTTCTCGTTGATCTACAACAACGGGTCAGAGCGTGAGCCTATGGTTGTTATCTCTGACTACAGTGCTAACGAGTGGACAGAGAATGTGTACCGCAGACTAGACGAAGCCTTTGGAGGGTATGAGCTATGAGTTATTACATCAGAGAAAATGAATACGCTAATGTGGGCGACATGGTTATCTATAGTGTGGTCAAACGTCTGCGTGATTTCAAACCAGACAACGGCATTGAGTACATGGTGTTCCCCAGTAAGAAAGCAATGAAGACTGCCATCTTTGTTGACTTGTACTGTGGTAAGAATGGTAAGTTAGTCAAGCTCAAAGACAGATCAATAATGAGGTTCTAACATGAGAGGTGGTATGACGTACAAAGAGATAGGTGATGTGCTTGGTATTTCAGGTGCGCGAGTACGACAGATAGAAGCTACTGCTCTGCGAAAGCTGCGCCGGTCAGGTAAACTGGAGAAGTTCCTGTGCCTTCTTGATGTGGAGGTGCAGGAATACTACGGGGAGAAGCACAGAATTATTAAACAGTGTGAATAATACATCTACTTTTTATTGTGGACTGTGTTATAATCTCTATATAGATAACTAAGTATTACTATTATTAATACTAATACTATTACTAATACATAGGAACTACATATGAAGATAGATAACGACACAACAAAATCGTGGTGGTTGCGTTTTGAGACTGACGATCTGGTTGATGCGGAGGAGCTGATCGACTTCGTTATGTTTCACAAAGTGCAAGCCTCTAGTGAATACACTGTTGATGAGAAGCATGATATTCTTTCTGCTTGGGACAAAGTACAGTCTACGATATGGGAGAAGGATGATGACTAGAGAACAAATAATTGAAGAGTTGATTGAGCATGACCTCTACCATGTCACACTGATGGAGCTTGTTTATTTCCACAGAACAAGAGTAGCTGATAGACTACAAGAGTTTTCTGATGATGAGCTGTTATCTAAATACAATGAAGTGTTCGGTGATGAGGAGGTAGTACACTGATGACGTTTGTTAAACTGCACCAGCAATGCAATGACTGTGGTTCTAGTGATGCGTTGTCCTACAATGAGGATGGGTCTAGCTACTGCTTTGCCTGTGCTAAGTTCACCCCGTCAGAGGACACAGGAGGCTCTGTGAGCGACATAAAGGAACGAGTAGTACCCGGACAAGGGTTCGACAAAGCGGCCTTTACAGAGCCATACAGGGGCTATCAGGATAGGGGTCTGACAGCTACCACAATGGCGGCGTACTCAGCACAGCAGAAGGCGGGTAACATTCTGTTTGGTTATCATGATCCTGTTGGTGAGCTAGTGGCTGTGAAGACTAGGTATCCAGACAAGCAGTTCAAGATCAGTGGGGATTGGAAGAAGGCTGGGTTGTACGGTCAGCATCTGTTCCCTAGTGGTGGTCAATACATAACCGTAGTGGAGGGAGAGTTCGATGCACTGGCATCCTATCAAATGTTCGGTGGTAAGTATCCTGTTGTGTCTATTCGTAATGGTGCCCAAGGTGCTGCTGCTGACTGTCGCAGAGCCTACGACTTTCTCGACCAGTACGATCACATTATCTTCTGCTTTGATAATGACGAGCATGGTCGATCTGCCGCTCTAGAATGTGCTGACATCTTTGGTGGCAAGGCTAGGATATTCCATCATGGTGAACACAAGGATGCGTGTGACTACCTGTTGAACGGTGACAAGGAGGAGTTTGTTAAGCGGTGGTGGGCGGCGAAGACCTACACACCTGACGGCATGGTGATGCTGGGTTCTCTGCGTGAGTCACTGAAGAAACCGTTGGAGGAAGCAGAGGTACGCTACCCATACAAGGGGCTGGATGACATGACGTTTGGTATCAGACCGACTGAGCTAGTCACCATCTGTGCTGGCTCTGGTCTGGGTAAGTCTACGTTCATGCGTGAGCTAGTGTTCTCCATACTGTCGCAGACTACAGACAGGGTAGGACTAGCGTTCCTTGAGGAGACACCTGATCGTACTGCGCGTGGTCTGGTAGGATTACAGATCAACAAACCAATACACCTTCCGGGCTGTGACTACTCAGCTAGTGAGGTAGACCAAGTGTTCGACAGTCTCAACCTAGATGATCGTGTGGTACTGTGGGATACGTTTGGTTCCAACAAGATAGAGAACGTACTGGCACGGTTCAGATACCAGATCAAGGTATTGGGTGTGCAGTACATTGTGCTGGATCACATCTCCATACTGGTATCAGATCAGGACAACGGTGACGAGCGCAAAGCTATTGACGAGATCATGACCAAGCTACGTATGTTCTGTCAGGAGATGCGTGTGTCCATGTTCATCGTGTCACACCTACGTAGACCTGAAGGCAAGGGACATGAGGACGGTGCGTACACCAGCCTTGGTCAGCTACGTGGCAGTGCCGCTATTGCACAACTCAGTGACATCGTGTTAGGATTAGAACGTAATGCACAGGCAGAAGATCCTATGGTACGTAACACTACCAACGTGCGTGTGCTGAAGAACAGGTTCAGTGGTATGACAGGACCAGCTACTGCGCTGATGTACAACAAGGATACGGGTAGGTTGACTGAGGTATTTGAATGAGGTGTGCTGCTTGTGATAAGATACTAACAGACTACGAGCTAACCAAGAAGTTCAGCGGCAGTGGGGAGTTCGTTGATATGTGTAACGAGTGTAGTCGGTTCCTAGTTGAAGATGATTTGACAGCGATAGGTAACATAGACTATGCTAGTCTTAGTGATCTAGAGGAGATATGTGATGTCGAAGATGGGACAATGGATTATGACACAGGAACAGAACAGGGAGATGAGGGATGGTGGTAACAAACTATCAGAAAGACAGAAGCTTGATCTCGCCTACTACGAATACTGTGTTCTTAGACATAGAGGCAGACGGCCTGAACCCTACGAAAGTACACTGCGTGGTTACAAAGAGATCGAACGAAGCTCACTTGACCCATTTATCTAGAAGGAGTTTTATGGATGAACTGGCGCGTGGTGGACAGGTTTGCGGGCATAATGTTATCGGGTACGATCTTCCTGTGCTTCACAGGTTATGGGGTATACGTATACCTCAAGACAGAGTTGTGGACACACTGGTACTTTCACGTTTATTTCATCCCGATCTGGATGGTGGTCACAGCTTGGCTGCTTGGGGAGGTAGGCTCGGCTTCCCTAAAGGAGATCATTCGGATTGGTCGGAGCTATCTGAGGAGATGGTGGAGTACTGCAAAAGAGATGTGGACGTTACTGAAAGACTTCACGATGCGCTTGTACAACAGCTAAGGTTGTTTGGTTTTACTAAGCATTGTGTTGATCTTGAACACAGCGTAGCGTTTATCTGTAAGGATCAGGAAGACAACGGGTTTGAGTTTGACAAGGAGGGTGCTGTTGAACTGTACGAAGAACTGACTACCCGTATGCACAGGATTGAGCGTGACTTGCAACAGGTGTTCCCACCCATAGTGGAGGAAAGGATCAGTGATAAAACACAGAAGAGACTCAAGGACAAAGTTACGGTATTCAACGTCGGTAGTAGACAACAGATCGCAGAGCGTCTTGCTAGTAAGGGTGCAGTTTGGAAGGAACTCACTCCCGCAGGCAAACCGAAAGTGGATGAGAAAACACTCAAGAAGCAGACTCACATTCCCGAAGCAAAGATTATATTACGTTATCTTCTCTGCCAGAAACGAGCGTCACAGGTGGATTCGTGGATTAAGGCAGTTGAAGAAGACAAGAGAATACATGGGCGAGTCCGTCACATTGGAGCGGTTACCGGAAGGATGGCGCACTCCAATCCGAACATGGCTCAAGTGCCTGCTGTAAGGGCTGAGTATGGCAAGCAGTGCCGGTCTTTGTTTACTGCCCCTGCTGGTCACGTACTTGTTGGTGCTGATGCTAGTGGTCTTGAGCTACGTATGCTGGCTCATTACATGAACGACGAGAAGTACACCAACGAGATACTAACAGGTGACATACACACAGCCAACCGTATAGCCGCTGGCTTAGACAACAGGGATGATGCCAAGACGTTTATCTATGCGTTCTTGTACGGTGCAGGAGATGCAAAGATTGGTAGCATTGTAGGTGGTACTGCTGCTCATGGTAAGAAGCTGAAGCAGGCGTTCCTTGAGAACACACCAGCACTAGCTGACCTACGTAACGAGACGATGGCAGACGCAGAGACAGGGTTCCTCACTGGCCTTGATGGTAGACGCATACGTGTACGCTCTGCCCATGCCGCACTGAACACACTACTACAGGGCGCTGGCGCTGTGGTTATGAAGCAAGCTATCGTCATACTGTACGATCTGTTGGAGCGTGTTAACTTCAAGCTGGTTGCACAGGTACACGACGAGTGGCAGATAGAATGTAAACCAGAAGACGCAGACTTCATTGGTAAGTCTTGTGTTAACGCAATGGTATTCGCAGGCGAAGTCCTGCAACTGAACTGTCCGTTGGACGGAGAGTATAGGATTGGTAATAGTTGGGCCGATACCCACTAGCACAATTCTATTTTTTGTGGTATAATATTAGGGTAAGTTTAACTAGCGGAGATATGCTACTATGTCTAATGAAGCACCTAACGTAATGATCAACTGCACTTTGTTCTGGCCCAAGCTGACTCAGAAGAACGAGCTTGCAGACAAGTTTACTGTTGATCTATGTAATCTTTCTGACGCGGCTGTTACTGCGTTGGAGGATATGGGTCTTACCATTAACAACAAGGGCGATGAGCGTGGACAATTTATCACATGCAAATCTAATAACAAATATCGTGCGTTCCGACCAGACGGAACAGAGGTGCTTCTCAAAGGACGAACACCTAGAAGCGATGAAGACGATGTACAGTCAGGATCAATTGTGGCTAACGGTTCCGAAGCCCGCTGTCTCATCGGCTACTACGATTGGGAGTACCTTAAGAAGAAGGGTCGTAGTGCCACACTTAAGCGACTGACAATCACCAACCTTGTTGAGTACGAACCCGAAGCTGTAGAGATGGAAGCTCTGTGATACTCATTGATGGTGACATGCTGGTGTACCGTGTAGGGTTTGCCTGTGACGAGGAGTCAGAAGACGTTGCAGTGCAGACCCTAGACAACTATCTATCTGAGATGGTCTTGGATCTGTCTGATCACTACACCAAAAGCATTTTGTACCTAACTGGTAAGGGCAACTTCAGGGATGAGGTTGCTGTTACCCAGCCATACAAAGGTAATCGTGACAACAAGCGAACACCTGTACACAAGAAACTGCTCCGCGACTATATGATCTCTGAGTGGAATGCTAATGTTGTAGACGGTATGGAAGCTGACGATGCTATTGCTATCAAAGCTACTGAGCTAGATCACAACGCTATCATCTGTTCGTTGGACAAAGACTTCAAACAGATACCATGTCCTATGTATGATTACACCAAGAAAAAGTTAAATGCATTTAACCCTGATGACGCTATGCGTTGGCTGTATAAACAGGCGTTGATGGGTGACAGGGTTGACAACATACCGGGAATCTATGGCGTTGGTCCTAAGAAAGCAGACAAAATTATTGATCCTTGTTCTACTGAGTGGGAGTGTTACAGTGTGTGTCTGACTCAGTACTGGGACAACGAGTTGGATGAAGACAGACTATTAGAAAGTCTTAACCTTCTCTACTTGTTGCGTTCTCCTGATGATAGGTACACCAAGCCAACGGAGATTTAACAGTGCAAACTATAATCCCAACAGATGAGCAGAAAGAAAAAGCTTGTGAACTTTCTAAAGAGATGGGACACATTCGAAATAGCATAACCAAAGGACAAGGTAACTTTGCTGGATTTATAGCAGAAATTATAGTTGCTGATCTGTTAAACGCTGAACGTTCTCCTACTAAAGACTATGATCTTATTCTTAATGATGGAAGAACAGTAGATGTAAAAACAAAACGCACTACTGTAATACCTAAACCTTATTATGATTGCAGTATAGCTGCTACATCTACTCACCAAGGATGTGATCTATACGTTTTTACGCGCTATATGGAAGGAGGTGCGTTGTATATTCTGGGAGACTGTAGCAAAGAGGACTACTTTAATCGTGCTAGATTCTTAAAGAGGGGAGAGAAAGATGGAGACAACGGTTTTATAGTTAAAGCTGATTGTTACAACTTACCTATCTCAGAATTAACAAATCTAGTTGTATGAAGAAGTTTGATTCTAAGTTTGAGAAAGAAGCTCATGCACTAATGCGTAGCTGCGAGTATCACCCATCAAAACAAATCTTTTACTTTGTTCCTAGATACTATGAGCCTGACTTTGTTTACACCACCAAGACTAAGACAGTGTGGATAGAAGCAAAGGGTAGGTTCCGTACATCAGACGAGGCACGTAAGTATGTCCACATTGCAGAAACGCTTGGCCCAAAGGAGGAGTTGGTATTTCTCTTCCAAAAACCAAACACCCCAATGCCGGGATCACGAAGAAGAAAAGATGGTACACGCTACACAATGGAAGAGTGGGCAGAGAAGCAAGGATTCCGTTGGTTCACTCTTGAAACAATACCTACAGGATGGAAGTGATGAGACATCTAGTAATACCTGACACACAAATCAAACCTGATTGTCCTATTGATCATATGTACTGGGCAGGGCGTTATGCCTGTGCCATGAAACCTGATGTGATCATTCATCTTGGTGACCACTGGGACATGCCGTCTTTGTCATCGTATGACGTAGGTAAGAAGTCGTTTGAAGGTAGGCGTTACTCCGCTGATGTTGAGGCTGGTAACGAAGCCATGCAGATATTCATGGATTGTATTAGAGCAGAGCAACAGCGGTTACGTAGACGCAAGAAGAAGATATGGAAGCCTCGCCTTATCTTTACTATCGGTAATCACGAACAACGAATAGAACGTGCAGTCGAGAACGATGCCAAGCTAGAAGGACTGATGAGCTATGAAGATCTTAACTTGCGGGGTTGGGAAGTTTTTCCGTATCTTCAGCCTGTCCTTGTGGATGGCATTGCTTATTGTCACTTTTTTACTAGCGGTGTTATGGGCCGCCCAGTCACGAATGCAAAGCTACTGCTCCAAAAGAAACATATGTCATGCGTCATGGGACATGTACAAGACAGAGACATTGCCTTTGACAGAAACGCAGCAGGAAAAAGAATGACCTCTCTGTTTGCTGGTATCTTCTATCAGCATGATGAAGAGTATTTAAACCCACAGACTAACGGATCATGGTCTGGTTTGTGGGTGTTCAACGAAGTAGACAACGGCACGTTTGATGAGATGCCTGTGTCTATGTCATACCTACGGGGGAAGTACGGTGCTAACTCTTGACGAAATACTGGAGCGGATAGCGTCACGCTATGATGAGGTCACTATCATGGAGGCGTTGGAGATTACCTCTGAGGAGTTGGTTGAAAGGTTTGCTGACAAAGTAAACACAAACAGTTGGAAGTTTGATTTAGAGGAAGAGTATGAGCATTAACGATGCAACTCCAGAAGAGTGGGACAAAGCAAGCAAGACAGTGTATGGCAGGCTATACCATCCCAATGATCACGCTATCAAGAAACAGATAGGTGGTGATCACTACAACAGGTACGCCATACAACCAGTAGATTTTATTATTGCTAACAAGTTGGATTGGTGTGAAGCTAACGCAGTGAAATACATTACTAGATGGAAGGACAAGAACGGAGTAGAAGATATAAAGAAAGCTATACACTACTTAGAAATATTACTGGAACGTGTACAAAATGACGAACGTAATTGAAGGCAACTTTAAAAAAGATGTTCCTGCTAATGAGTTTCTTTTTGCTTGTGCATTAAGAGCGCAAAATCAAATTGAAGAAGGAAGAAATCCTAAAGTAGTTGTAGTCTTTTTTGAGAACGGATACCCGTTAGAAGTAACCTCATCGGAGCAGTACCCTGATGGAGTGTTTATGACACTTCATTTAGCAGCATCAGCAATTATCAATGAAACACTAGGCATAACAGGAGAACCAGAATAAATGGATGCATACCAACAATACATACACAAGTCACGATACGCACGATACCTACCAGAAGAAAAGCGTAGAGAAACGTGGGAAGAAACAGTCTACCGCTACGTAAACTACTGGGTAGATCGTGCAGACCTTAACGACTTTGATGTGTCAGAGATATTCAAAGCTATACATGATCTAGATGTCATGCCTTCCATGCGAGCGTTGATGACTGCTGGTGAGGCACTGGATCGTGACAACGTAGCAGGGTTTAACTGTAGCTATCTTCCTATTGATCATCCGAAAGCTTTCGATGAGATGATGTACGTACTCATGTGTGGGACAGGCGTAGGCTTTAGCGTTGAACGACAGTACGTACAAAAATTACCAGAGGTAGCGGAGACATTTCATGCAACCGATACAGTTATTAATGTGGCAGATTCGAAGATCGGATGGGCGAAATCGTTTAGGGAGTTGGTATCACTGCTGTATTCAGGTCAGATTCCCCAATGGGATACAAGCAGAGTACGACCTTCAGGTGCCCCGCTTAAAGTTTTTGGAGGTAGAGCAAGTGGTCCAGAACCTCTGCTTGAACTGTTCAGATTCACAGTTGAACTCTTTCAAGGCGCGTCTGGCAGAAAGCTTAGTTCCGTTGAATGCCACGATCTTTGCTGCAAGATTGCACAAATCGTCGTTGTTGGAGGAGTTAGACGATCAGCCCTTATCAGTCTCAGCAACCTCACAGACGACAGACTCCGACGTTGCAAGCACGGACAGTGGTGGGTAGATAATCCCCAGCGTGGACTAGCTAACAACTCTGCGTGTTACACAGAGAAGCCAGACTTTGAGGCATTTTTAAATGAGTGGACAAGCCTGTATGAATCTAGATCGGGAGAACGAGGTGTCTTTTCTAGAGTGGCTAGTCAGAAACAGGCTGCAAGAAATGAACGACGAGATGCTACCTATGCTTTTGGAACTAATCCATGTAGCGAGATCATCCTCCGTCCCTATCAATTCTGTAATCTATCGGAGGTTGTTGTCAGGCCAACCGATACGCTCGCAAACCTCAAACGAAAAGTACGCATTGCGACTATCCTTGGAACTTTACAAGCTACCTTGACTGACTTCCGTTACCTACGAAACATATGGAAAATTAACACAGAAGATGAAGCATTACTGGGTGTAAGTCTTACTGGTATTATGGATCATCCATTGTTATCAGGTAGAGGAGACAAGAATGAACTCAAGAAGTGGCTTAGAGCCATGCGACAAGAAGCAATCAAAGTTAACAAAGAATGGGCTAGTAGATTGGGTATCAATGTATCTACCGCTATCACTGCTGTTAAGCCTTCAGGCACTGTTAGCCAGTTGGTTGATTCTGCTAGTGGGATTCATCCTCGTTATTCTGCTCAGTACATACGCAGAGTTAGGGCAGACGCTCGTGACCCACTTTGTGCCGTCCTAGAGGCCGCTGGTGTCCCTGTGGAGGACGATGTGATGTCACCCAGTACCAAGGTATTCAGCTTCCCTATCGCCTCTCCTGATGGCGCTGTGACAGCCTCAGAGATGGGTGCTATGGAACAGCTAGAACTGTGGGAGATATATCAAGATGAATGGTGTGAACACAAACCATCAATGACTTGTTACTATCGTGACGATGAGTTCTTGGAGGTGGGGCAGTGGTTGTATAACAAGTTCGATAAGGTATCTGGTATTAGCTTCTTGCCTTACTCAGATCACACATACCAACAAGCACCATACGAACCTGTTGATAAGAAAACATACAACCAGTTAAAGAAAGACTTCCCCACTGAGATTGATTGGGACATCAGTGAGGAGTCGGATATGACTGAGGGTAGTCAGCAGTTAGCCTGTACAGGTAACAACTGTGAGCTATGACATGAAGATAATAGAGTAACCTTCACGCTTGCCTACGTCCTCTGGCTTGTCTTTCGGGTCATGGGGCGTAGGTATTCCTTCTGCTTGCATCTTCCTGATGCGCTCTTTAGAACGCTGACACATGCTGTGATAGTCGTGAGATGTGTAACTGACTGTGTGTTTATCGTCGTTCATTCTTCTGTTATTCCTTTTATTGTTTTACCAATTATAGGTAATGCCTCAAGCGAATCATCAGGTATAGGATTAGGCATCTCTCCTGCCAATAGCGCACGAGCTACATCGGCTGTGTCTTCTATGACAGCAGCAGGAAGAGTAGCAGTAACAGGTGGGAACATATTAGAAACTATAGCGTTAACAGGATCACTCATAAACTTGTCGTAGCCATAGTCGTTAGCACCCATAGCACCGAACGTAAGAACAGAACCTACTTGGTATAATGCACCAATAGCGGCTTGCTCCGGGTCTGGTACGTCCCCTTTAATAACCTGTCTACCCTCGTTAACAATACCGTAACCACCACCAGACAAGATCAAGTATCTCATTGCGTTTTCTAATGCTTGTCTCTTGTTACCGTTTTGCCACTCTTTAAATATTCTACGCTCCATCAAATCAAATTGCTTGATTGCAAAACCTTTGAGCATGTAGAACAAACGAGCATTAGGATTAGCTAAACCAAAAGCAGTCTGTGCCGCAGCGTTAATAGGTTGTAGTCTAAACAAATCAAACATAACAAGATCACGTACTAACTCACTACTAGTATTACCAGCAGCTATGTCTCTCTTTAGTTGATCTATTTCAGGCTTACTGAAACTGTACTGCCACTTGTTGTCGAATGAACCATTAGCTATATCTTGTCTTGCTTTACGAAAAGAAGCACCCATGATACGGCTCTTACCAAACTGATCTAGCTTGGAAAAACCAGACCACTTCATAGACCATTCAAGCAGAGACTCACTAGCCTGTGCCGCATTCTCTAAAAACTGGTTACCACTTATCTTTTCTCCAAGTAACTTTTGATCAGTACCTTTTCGTGCTTTACGAACAAACTCACCAAACACTTGTCTAGCAAGGCCCATATCAGCAGGGTTAAATGTAATACCACCTCTATCAAACAAAGCACCTACTACATTCTTAACACCTAACTCAAACGATGCGTTGAACAAGTCGTGTATGTTCATCAACGCACCATATGGATTAGCAATAGTACCTACATAACCAAGGCTACGCACCAGTTCTAACTCATGGGACATACCTTTGTTGGCGTTGATACCAAGATCATCAATGATTTGTTTTGCATTATTAATCTGTACTTCAGACAGACCTTCACGTTTAAGTGCTTCTTCAATAATACGATCATCAAACAACTTGAACGAACCAGCTTCTTTTGCCGCTGTTTCTTCTAATGTCTTTTTACCTTGAGCAACAAGAGGCTTTCCTGCTGTACGGAAACCAAGCTGTTTACCTAACTCCATACGTGTTAGTGTTTGACGTTGCCATCTCCAATGGGAGTCAAATATGTTTTCATAATCCTTGTTAGGATCTTTATTTTTCTTTCTCCACTCTTTCATAGATGGACGTTTAATATCTTTAGAAGCAGCATCTTCTGCTTTAGCCTCTGCTTTCTTTCTGAAAGAGCGCAGACTAGAATCTTTAGCAGTAGTGCTTAAATTAGAGTGCATCCAAACACGAGACAAATCACCAGCAGTTACCTCTCTTCGATATCGCTTAGAAAACTCTAAGTTGTCATCAAAAAATTGATTAAGGCGTCCTTCTGCATCCTTGCCTATCTTATTCTTAGCTATGTTAATAGCAACTCGTAGACGTTTTTCTCTAAACTCTTGGGATAAACGTGCATTCATTGTATCCAACAAAGCATCGTTAAACTTTACATTTGTTTCTGCTAGTTCACGGAAAGGTTCCATACCCTTCCACATTCTATCTAGTACAGTTTGACCGCGCACAACACGGTTCATACCGATAATAATACGCTCAGAAAAAGAACGACCAACTGTCTCTTCAGCAAGAGTAGCAAGAGGAGAAGCTAGTCTACGTAACTTAACGATAGTACTTTGTGCTTGTGGTATGGTGTTATTAGTATCTGCAATAAGACGTTTAGTAGTCATGTCTATTAAGTCTTGTCGCAAGAAAGTTAAGTCTTCTAATGTGTCAAAGGGTTGGTTTATTAAATCCCTCAACTCTTTAATTTCTTTATTAGAGCCATAGACTTTATTAAATTGCTTCATGTTAACGCCCATGTTTTCAGCGTAAGTACGCATACGGGTTAACATACTGCCTAAGTCAGAAGGATCAGCACCTTGTCTTCCTACCACATCTCCTAAGTATTCTATCTCGCGCATAAGTAGTTGCGTAGCTAACTCATCGTTAGTTATCTGAGCAGTAGGACGATCTATTCTTGCTTCTTGTAGTAACTGTTCTTGAAGATTTGCTTTCTGTGCGTTAAGTTCTTCAACAGAACCAACCTGACGGCCTAGTTGTGGATCAAATATACTGTCAAAAATTCGACCTACAATGGCACCGCCAGCACCATAGTAGGCACCTTTCTCTAACCTATCTATAGCATCTTCACCACTACCAATACCATAAGCACCAGTTTCTAAACCGCCTGCTACAGCACCTGAAGTTACACCTAAAGCGCGTAATCCACTAATGACACCAACGCTTGTTGGTAATGCTCCTGCAACTTCACCATAAAAAGCAGCACGAGGACTACGCAATTCGTAATCAGCCATCTCTTCACGGATACGTTTCAGGGCTACGTCATACGGCTCGTCCGAAAAGAACGCTTCTAGCTCTTCACCAAACTGAAGGGTAGCGCCAGATATAACTTCTCGTATTAGACCTATTCGATCTCTTTCTTTTATGGTTTGTATCCTGTCTAAATACGCATCAACAGGATCACGTTCACGAACAGGAGCAGTAGGTTGAGGTTGTGGGGCAGCAACTGCTGGGCGAGGTTGTACTACTTTATTTAAATACGCTTCAACAGGATCTACTTCAGGCACAACTTTCAGATCACGCTGTGGTACAGTTACCTCACTAGGAACTCTAGGTTGCATAGCAGCCATCTGAGTAGATGCTAGTTCAGCTTCTACACGAGGCATAGAACCAACAACACGGTCAAGGTATTTCTCTACCGGATCAGGCTCTAACGCTTTCATTTGAGTAGCAGCTAGTTCAGACTCAAGGCGAGGAGTAGATGTAGGAGGTATAGATACTAAGTCACGTTGTGGTACAGAAACAGGCCCGACAATTTGTTCAGGTACACGTTGTGCATCAACAGTTACTTCAGGCAATCTACCAGCACGTTGAGGTGTAGTTACTTCTTCTAATTGAGGACGTTGAGGTATAGGAATCTGCCCACGCTTTGTAGGAATAACAGGCTCAAGAACTCTATCAGGAACAGGACCAGCACCAGTTAATAGACCAACAGACTTATATGTGTCAGCTACCTTCTTGACATCAGTACGTACTTCTTGTAATGTATCTTCAAGTTTCTTACGATCTATTTCATTAGGAAACGTAGCTGCATAATCGGTAAGTTTGTCTATTTTACTTTCTGCCATTCCTGTTTTAATAGGATCAGGAGCAACAGAATCAGGAGCTAACGTAATTACTTTGTCTTTAATTTTGTCAAACTCTCTGTTGACAACCTGAACTGTTTTACGATTTGGCGTACCACCATAGTGAGGACCATAAAATAATTTTTTGCCTGCGCCTAGCAGATCGCCTTCGCCCCACGCCTTCTGCATATCAGCATCTTTACCTCTAGCATGAGTACCAACTAAAAGCAAAACACGTTGCTGATTATCGGATAACGATCTAGGATCACGATCAGGATTTTTCAGTTCTTTTGTTACCCATTCAGGCACAGGAACATCTACGTCTTTATACGCATTAAGAGCAGATTGCAAGTAACTGCGATAAGTAGCATCAGTAAACTGATAATTACCTTTCGCAGATGTACCGCCCTTCCCTACTCGTTCTTTGTTACTAGTATTTTTACCACCACTAGATTCAATTTCACCTACCGCTTCAATCCAAAGTAGTATATTATCTTGAACAAGATAAGGATCGAGGTTCATCATGTCTAAAGCACGGTCAACAGCAGGATCTCTAAAAATAGGATCAAGCGTTTTAGCTCGCAATTCTTTAGCAGTTGCTACAGGCATATTTTTTTACTCAGCAGATACGTTGGTTGCTATATTTATTTATTAATTACGTATTGGTCGACCGCCTGATAACATTCCTGCTTGCGCTCTTCTTCGTGCAGCTTCCTTATCAATGTCAGTTAAAGTCTGTACAGCACCTGATCTCATCTGTGATGGTGTCATGGCAGGAGCAATACCACCACTAGCAACAGGAGCAGGCGTCATTGTTGGTGCTATAGAAGTACGACCTAAGAAAGCAGCTTGAGCATCTGAAACAGTTTGAGGTCTTTGTTGAGGTAATACAGGTTGAGTTACTTCTTCTTGTTCTTTTTCTATTGCTTTCTTAGCTTGACGAGCGTTCAATTCTCTTATAGCATCTTTTCTGCTTAGGTCTTCTTTGTCCATAAGATACTGAATAGCTTCTTCTCTATCTGCTTTAGTTTGTCTAGCTTCCTCAACATTTAACATTCTACCAAACTCAAGTTCCTCACTGTATTTTTCACCCATAAAATCAAGTGCGTTTTTTACAGCAACAGAAGCATCTATGCTAGGGTTTTTTTCGTACTCAGCACCAACAAACTTAACAAAGTCATCTTTTAAATCTTCGTTGTCAAAAACTTCACGCGCAGTTTCAACTGCATCTCTGCCAAAAATAAATTCAGAAATACTGTCTTCTCTAATAAAGTTATTAATGAACCCTGTAGACTGAGCTTCAACAGCAGCACTAGAAAACTGAGCTTCTCCTTGTCTTTTTACTTCTGCTGTTACTATTCCTCTAATAGCTTTTGTTGCATTCAACAGTTCGCCTACAGCACGGTCGCCTTCTTTGTTGTACACGGCCATATGCTTTTGGAACATAGGATTTTGTTCAAGTATCTTTTTGTTCTTTTCAATAAAAGACAAAACCTCTGGAGACAGAGTACGCGCATCTTCGTTTTCTCGCTGAGAAACAATTATCTTACGTAGCTCAGTAGCTTGCTTTATTACAGCAGGCTGCTTGTAATCTGGTATTGCTGAATTATTTACATAAGTAGCAATATTTGTTATATCAGGATTAGACGCTATGTTTTGAGCAACACCAGTAAGCATTTGATCTTCTTGTTTTTGAAGAGCATCATATTGTTTTTGCATACTATCAGCAGCAGTAATCAATCCTTTTGCTCTTGCAGGGTTTGTTACAGCCATACTAGCCGCCATAGAACGTATCTGAGCAATACGCTCAACAGTAGGAGGACCAGAAATTAAATTAGTCATCCTTTCTTGTGCTTCTTTTTCTTGTTTTTGTATGTCTAAAACAGCAGGAAGTTGGCCTACACTTTTTGCAGCTTCCAACAAACCTTTCTGATAAGTTGGTTGAAGCAGACCTTGTAAAAATGCTTGTGAAAATTTAGCCATGTTTATTCAACCTTATCCTATACCAAACAGAGAACCAATTCCCGTACCTACGCCGCCGCTCTTAGTAGCTACTGGGCTAAACAAACCACCAAGTATTCCTGATCCTATACTACCAAGAAGATTAGCTGCTGCTTGTTCTGCAATCAATTGAGCTTCAATACCTGTCATCATAGTCTCACCGTACTGACCAGTACCAAACAACTGAGCTTGCTGTTGCAACTGCGGGAACAGTGACGTAGCTTGGATAGCGTTAAGAAGTTGTGCTTGTGGTACGTATGCACCACCTAGTGCGCCAAGGCCAAGTTGTTGTTGCGCTTGTTGCAGACCCATACCACCTGTTAACAAACCCATACCGCCAGTAAGAGCTTGTAATGCTTGCATCTGTTGTGCTGTTTCTAATGCTTGTCGTTGAGTGGCAATGTTAGAACCTAGCTGACCGTAAGTAGCACCAATGTCAGCCGATTGTCTTTGCTCTTGTTGTGCTTGAGTTAGTGCCATTAAAGCTGCTTGGTTCTGTGAAGACTCCTGTGCCTTAGCTAATGCTAACTGCTCTGGCGTACCACCAAACATAGCTGTCTGTACACCGCCTCTTCCTTGGTTAAACAAACGCTCCTCTAATGCAAGCCTTTGTCTTTCTTCTTCACCAAGCTGTGTAGCTCTAATACGGTCATACACAGCTTGTTCTCTAGCACCCATAGGCATACCGGCTTGGCCCATAAACTGACCACCAAGACCAAATGCTTGTTGTGCTGCTGCTTCCTGCTGAGACAAACCAAAAGGCATAGCACCTACTTGAGCTTGTCCTGCACCAAGAAGTTGTTGTCCTGCACCAGCTAGTTGTTCAGCACCTACAGGACCAACACCAAAGCGTTGACCGGCTTCACCAAGAAGAGTACCAGCTAATGCACCTTCAGCACCGCCTAACGATAAAGCGGCACCACCAAGTTCATCTACACCTAACTGACCACCCATTCCTGTTGTAACAGTAAAAGGTTTAAATGCAGCCATAGCGGGTATTTCACTAGCGAGAGCCGTAGCTTCTGTTTTAGCTGTTTCACCTATTGTTTGTAAACGATCATAAGCTTCTTTGGTAAGAAGACCAGCACCCGCCGAAGCACCTATGCCTAAAAGTTTTCCAAAGTTATCTTCAAACCATCCCATTACAACAATCCTCTTACGTTATAATCTATCATAGCGTTTTACCTATCAGTGCTAATACATTCATTTCCTGTATAGACAGTGCGTAGCCGTTGATGTCTGTCTCAAGACCCACGCTAATTACTGAGCCGTAGCCTGTTGTGTTAATAGAAGAACGACTAATAATTGTTCCTTCTTCTGAAAACTCTGCTACGTTATACTCAGACTGTCCGTAGAATCCGGGTGTAGCACTGCTGGTTCTAAACGTGCTAGTGCTGGTTGCTGTTGAAAAGTCGTAAGACCACTTGAGAAATATGTCTGCGTTGTTTCCACCAATAATTGTAGGTCTAATCTTTTTCAACATCTTAATCTTAGACGGATCACCAAAGCTCAAGCCGGGGCTGTAGTAACGGAAACGATAAATGTTACCGTTGTCAAAGTAGTTGTTGTACGTTCCTACGCCCGCCGCTGTGCCTATGTATATGTCACCGTTTCTGTCCCTGTGAAAACACTTAAAGTCTACACTAGGCCATCGTGTTACCCTGTACGCACCGTTCTCCAGTGTACCTCGTATATCAAAGCAGTACACAAGGTTAAGATCAGGAAAGCACAGAAGATAGAAGTAGTTCTCAGGACTGTACACCGTACTAACTGGTTCTGCTTTACCTCTAGTATTAGCAATTAGTTCCTGTTTGATGTTTCTACTCAAGTCGGTAATAGGCAAAGACTTCTCTTGTATAGATCGTCCTAAGCTCCTAAGACCTGTCTGCGTCAAGAACAACAAGTCTGTTCCTATGTTCTGTACACTCTTTCTGTCTACACAGCCAACACCCGGAATAGTATCCTGTATAGCCATTGTTGCAGGACTCTCTGCACCGCTGTAAATTAACGTGTTGTTTTCACCAAAGACCACGAGTAAGCCGTTGTGTGCCGCTATAGCTACAACCTTATCAAACCCGTTAGGCCACGCTTTAGATACATTAATAGATCCGCTAGATCCACCAGAAAAGTCGTGTCCTATTAATAAATCAGACCAGTAGATCGTGTTGTCGTCACTGGCGTTACCTACACACCACACTCGACCGTAAGCACCGATAGCCTCGTTGCAGTACTGTGCCGCTGCTACAGATGCACCAGCAACAGCAGACATCTTGGTTACTGCACCTAGAGTGTTGCTGTACACAAGAGGCTCGTAGCCACGTTGGAAAAAGTAAGCGTAATCGTTAAAGTTAAATATCTTCCAATCGTTAGTTGTAATCGTGTACGCCGCTGGTGTTGCGTCAACCAGTGTTGTCGTACCTGTCATTATTTTGTTGTTGCCAGTACTAAAGATTACCTCGTTGTTAGCACTGTCGTAGAACTCGTGTATGTTAGAAAGGTAGTCAGTACCCAACACAGTCTTGTCTGTAGTTAAAACAGCGTTACCCTTACGTGAAGCTAATCGTCCTCGTCTGTCAATGATAGCGTTATCTGCAATCTCCGCAAAAGACGTATCCTGTGCAAGCGGAGAATCCTCTGTGTTGATCCCTTTGAACGCAGGAGCAACTAGATTAATACTTTGTAGCGGCTGGGCCATATACGCTCCTACGGGGTATAGAAGATTGTTTCTTCTGGATGTCGTTGTGCATCAAGAGCAATAGCATCTGCTAGATATCTATCTGCAATAGCAAAGTATTCAGGAGCAGAAGTACCACCTGTTTCTCCACGTTCTCTTGCTAACAAAGCTACTGCCATGTGAATAACAGGTTGACTAGGAATAGCTAATGTGTCAGAGTCACCACTAAGCAGTATGTTTCTGTGTACAACTTTAACTTTAATAGAGTACACACCGTCAGGTTTAGGGTACACATCAATCTGTGCATCACCGCTGCCATCTACACCGTTATACGTATAGTACTGAGGAGAACCAGAAACAGGAGTTTGTACATAAAACTGCTCATCAAACCAAGTCTGAGGTTGGTACTGCATAACAAAGTTAGACGTATCGTTTATAATGTTAAGTACTTTTCCTTTGTCTCCGCTACCAGTTAGTGAGTACGTATAGTCATTAGCAGCAGTAGTAATAGTCAACGTGCTTCTCAGATGTGACCAATCCCATGCATCTTCAATCATGTGCTTTGCATCGTTAATAAAGTCACCAACCATAGCACTGTATGTGTTAGCACTGACAGTTGTTACTTCATCTTCTCGTAATCGTCTGAGTACGTTGTTTACTAAATTTAAATATGTCATGAAATATTTCCTGTCAACATACGACCAATAAGCGCATTAAGATTACTCATAGAATCTATAGGTGGAGGTACTCTAACTCCGGGCAGTGGTTGTGGTGCGTATGAAAGAGGACTCATTACCCCTGTAAACATACCTTCAGTTCCTCCTATAGAACCACCACTACTACTACTATCTGTTCCACCCGGATCAACTACTACTACAGGAGATTCTGGAACAACGCTGTCACCAATTTCAGTAGTAGTTGTTATATCGTCATCGTCATCGTCATCATCATCGTCAATAACAGTTCCTATGATGTCATCATCGTCATCATCATCATCGTCATCATCATCATCGTCATCATCAATAACAGTTCCTATGATGTCATCATCATCATCGTCATCATCATCATCGTCATCGTCATCGTCATTATCTAACTGATTAATAGTACTACCAAGTAAATTAGTTATTGTTTTAGTTACATCATCATCGTCATCATCATCATCTAACTGATCAATAGTACCACCAAGTAAATTGGTTATTGTTTTAGTTACATCATCATCTGTTGTATCATCCGTATCAACACTACCAACAAACAAATCAGGATCAACTTCAAGGTTAGTTTGAACTGTACCTAATAATTGTTTAAAGATGTCTCCTTTGTCTTCCTCTTCTCCGTCCGTGTCAGCACCACCAACGACAGCCGTAGTTCCTTTTTCAATTAAATCTTTTGCAGAGTCGTAAATACCTGTAAGGACTGAACCACCTACAACATTTCCTAGTATTCCTCTAACCCAATCTTCAAATCCACCAAAAGTACCGCCCCAAGGATCATCAGCAACTCCACTGACAACATCGTTTACTTTACCTAAAATTGTTTCACCAATTTCTTCTAAAGTTCCTTTAGGATCTGTTAGTATTTTATTTACAAAATCACCAACAGAACCAATAACTCCTTGTATATCTTCCCCAGCATTTTGTACTGCTTCTGCTATTTCGCCTAAAGTTACATCAATAATACCGGGAGGAAGAGGAACACCGGGAATAGCAAGAGGACCAAATACTTTCCATTCTTCCCAACCTTTAAATATACCCTCTTCTACTGAAACACCAGCACCTAATACCCTTTTAATTTCTTTTAAAGGGTCATTCATTTGTCCTACTTGTTCAAGAACTTTAATTAAATTTTCTTCAGTAAGCACACCTTTAATTTTATCAGGTACAGAAGCTAATACAGTAGATATAGCATCTTGATCTGATACTTCAACTAATGGACGAGGAACAACACCGTAGTAATAATCTTTAAACCCTTCAACGTCCATTAAACCGCTAACGTCTACAGCTTCTAAATCAGATAGTTCAGCGTTACCTGTTGCGTAATCCCCAAGAACACGAATCCACTCACTGTACTCGCTAGCGTCTTTTCCTTCTAATTTATCTTTAAACTTAGTTACAAAATCTCTTATGAAGGCGGTTTCAGCAATTTCGTCACGTATAAGATCAGAAGGTATGGTACCGTAATCTACGGATCTAGGATCAAAACGAGTACCAAGTGTGTCCCCACTAACTTCTTGTTCACGGTCCCAGTCATAGTTATCTTGGAAATTAAACATTCCTATAGCCATGTTACTTACCCTTCATCTGCATCAGCTTGTCAGCACCACGTATACCAAAGCTGGCCGTGACTGCTACGTAAAGCAAGTACTGGTAGTAATCAGGTAGCTTGTCTAGCTCAACAAAAGCCATACCCACCCTCTGCATAATACTCAAGTCATCCATAGCAACTCCGTAACACACAGCCAACAGAGGCAACGACAGCACCACAGTAAACCACTCGTCTTTCCACGAGGTTGCACTAGCCGCTGCCATCTCTTGTTCCCACGTAGCTGTGTTCTTGATGACTTCCATCTTAGCTACGTGCTTGGCTTGTGACTGCTCGTGTCTGTTGTTAATCCAAGTCTTAGCGAGTCCAGCAATAGGTCCGATCAGTGCAGTCCACATACTAGTCTTTGTCCTTGTTTCTGAATCCTTGTACTGTATCTGTTTCCCATATTCTTATGGCTACCCATATGATAGTGAACATGGCAGATATAGGAGGTAGAACCGCACTGATAGTGCCTAACATAGTACCTACGCTCATTACATCAACAACTTGCTTTGCGGACTCATCCATTACTAACCCCTTGTATAACGCTTATGGTTGTCCAGATAATCCCAGCAGTGACCATTAGGCTTATAATAATTGCTGATACATCTAGCATACGTCTTTGTTTTCTTCGTTGCTTGTAGATCACTTGTTCGCGTTTGCTTCTTATGTCACGACGCATCTGCATCATTTCTCTGTACGTGTCTTCACCGTATGCGTACATGATCAACTCGCGTATTTGTTTTTCCTGCTCCTCTATCTTCTTTTTTGCTATGATGGCGTTTAACGCTTGTTCTTCTACAGAGCTGTTGTCAAACACCTTCTTAAATAGTGGAGGGTTTTCTATCTCCTTTTCAGCTTCTTTTAAATCACTTGCAAGTGTGTACCACTGACCTAATTTCTGAGCTACGTGTTCTATCTCTGCGCCTTTGGATACAAGAACCTGTACGCCCTTGAACGCAGTAGACGCCATTGCTACCAGAGATACAGGATCCACATTAAATAATCCTGACCTTGAGGTTCTGGTCAGCCAAAGATGTAATCCTAACTTTGTTCAACGCAGGGAAATCCCAGTTGTAGTCAGTGCCTAATACAGCCCCTTGGTTAAGTGAAGCGGCGTCGTAGTTAAACGCTACACCATCAGACGTAGGCGATGTGCTTGTGCTGTCAGCGTTTTTCAGAGCAATCATAAAGTCCATCGTAGTAGACAGAGTAAGATGATTAGCGTCTGTTACGGCATCAAACTGTGTGCCTGTCATTTGATTAGCATAAGATGTACTTGTCGTCATGTCGTACTGGTACACCGTGTCACTAAATGTTCCTACCATAAACATTTTTGAACCAATAGCATCAAAAGTAAATCCGTGGGGGTTTATGTCTTGTGATGTAAAAGCAAACTCTACTGAAGCATATGATGCAGTAGAAACGTCATATGCCGTAGTTAAAGTATATTTAAAAACTTTATCTTCGCTTTGTCCTAGGATAAAC